ATCCATAAAAGCCTAGACCTGGTAAAAACTTGTAATGAACGAAGTAATCTTTTCTTTTAAAAAGCCTATCACCTTCTTCATAGTTTCTATATATGCTTAGAATTTTACCTGAGCCTTCATCAATAGTAACTATATATGGAACTTTAATTTTCTTTTCTTTATCTTCAGGGTTTTCGAATTTTTCTAAATTTAAATCAACATGCATTTCTAATATTTGATAATTATATGCTTGTTGAGTTGGTGATTTACCTTCTAACTCATCATACTTTTTTTGAATAGATGTTTGAGAATTTGTAGATGGTTTAATATCTACATCTCTATAAAAACCTGAGTCCATTTTTTTATATAAATCATTTTCTGACATTCGTAGACAATGAGTTATTCTCTCACAATCTTGTAGATTTGATGAATAGTAAGGAACAATAATATCTTCAGCAGGAACAAACTTTGCAACAGGTCTATCCATGATTTCATCATAGTAGATTTTTTTGAAAGCTGATCCTGCAAGAGGAAGATAAAAAAGAAGTTGATCCATTTCAGGAGTGTACTCTTCCATTTTTTCTGTGATTTGATAATTCATAAAGTTCTTGACCCGTGAAGCTTGATCCTCTGTTTTTTCATTTTGAACACCAACGATTGCTGTTTTTACTGGGCCTGATGATGGTAATAATTCTTTATAAGCCTGTGCTTGAAATTGCGTAATAGCCTCGGATAAAAGTGGATGAGTCACGCCTGACGCTCCTCTAAAAGGTTTAGATGGTTGTGTGTATTTAAAACCTAAAAGATCAAGTCCTGATGTATATCCGTCTTCCCATTCTTTTCTTGATGACTTGTCTCTTTCATACTCACCTTTTAACTGTGATGAAATTTTTTGTAGAATATTATCGTCTAGTTCTTCTGCAAGATTTGAGTAAAAATTATTTTCAGCTACAACAACTTCTTCTTCTATTTCTTCGCCTTCGATTCTAAATTCTTTGGATTTAGGTTCTTCAGTATTCTCTTCAACTTTTAATGTATCGTCTTCTTCAAATATTTCTGAACTCATCTTACCCCTTTTTATCTGAATCAAAAACTAATGCAACCATTACATTAGTAGATTTTCGTTGCTTTTTTTCTACCCATCTTACAGCCACGAGCCATAACCATACCGCCTTCTCTTAGCTGACCTCTTTTTCTGTCTGTAATTTGACCAGGAGCTTTTGCAAGTTTAGTATCTTTTCTTTTAGCTGCATTTAAAAAATCTTTTAAATTTGTTTTACCTGCTCTAGAAATATCATCTCTAGTTACAGCTGAATACATTTTATCATTATATGCAAATTTAGTTCCAACACCTTTAGCTCTAGCAGCTTTAAATGCTTCACCAAAAGTTGATAATGCACCTTTTACATCAGGAGATTTTGCAATTGGTTTTGGTTTATCTATTCCTTGAATTGTTTTTGATTTTGGGTTGTCTTTAAGTAATGGGGCAGTAGCTCCAACTGTTGCTCCAGTTGTTATTTTTGATTTAGGTAAATCTTTTTCTACATCTGCCTCTGCTTTTTTAGCAGCGATTCTTTTTCCTTTAGGTGAACCAGGTTTTACCGCATTTACTTTTGCTAATCTTTTTTGTCTTCTGTCTTCAGCAGCTCTAAATTTTTTTACTGATTCTTGATTAACATTTTTTTTATTTATGGCAGCAACTTTTTTATTAAATTCTTCTCTCTTTTTTTTAACTCTTTCGGGAAGTTTGCTACCTGCTTTTCCAAACAATGAGCCTCTCTTCGAAGCTATTCTATCTTGTCTTCTTTTTTCTGAAGCTTTGAATGCTTCTACTGATCCTCTTTTTGGCTCTGCCATAATAATCTCCTATCCGTAATAGACGTAATCTTTTTGTGGTGAATCTTCGTCTTTTTGATCTGAGTCTAAAAGTAAAAATCCTCCTTGTCGGTATCTTAACACCGCCTGTGTTGTGCTGTCAACGTAGTCATCATATTCACCATTTGGAAAAGCTGCACATTCTTCAATTACCTCTTCTGCAAATTTCTCGCCTTCAGGGTAAAATACTGATCCAGCTTCAAATACAGCAGCACAAGTATTTACCCTAGTATATTTATCTTTTCCTTTATTTGGTGAATAATCAATAGCTGGAATACCTGCTCTTCTAAATTCTTGTAACAATGGTTGACCTGATGCTTTAGCTTCTACGATGCACATATCAGGCTCCCAATATTTGTAAGTATCAAATGCTTTTTGTTTTAACTCAGGAAAATCATATTTTCCTTTTTCAGCGTCTAATAATATTAAAGCTTTTTCATAACCCTCATATGGTCTGAATACTCCCCAAGTTGTAATTGCAGAATAGTCAGCAGTTTCTTTTTTACTAAAAGCTGTATCGTAACTTTGAATTACGTATTCAAGTTCAGGTATTGAGCCTTCCCAAGGAACCCACCATTCTCGTTTTAAAAGTGCACCTTCTTCTGAAGTTGGGTTTTGTTGATATTGAGCTGACCAACCTCTTATTGAAATTGAAGCTTTAGTTCTTTCTAAATCTTCTTTACTCCAATACTCAGGCCAAAGTGGATCGCCATCTTCAAGAATAGCAGGAAAAGAAATCTTAGACCATTTATCTGCTTTTGGTTCGTCTTCTGCTTTTGTTAGGAGACCTGTTAAATCATTAGTGGCCCATCTTGTCATAACTAAAACAATTGATCCGCCAGGTTGCAAACGCTGTCGGGGCCCACTTAAATACCAATCATATGTTCTAGGAAAGGATTGTTTATTATGTGCATCCTGTTCTGTATGAGGATCATCAATAATTAAAAGATCAGCACCACGACCTGTAATCGAGCCTCCTACACCAGCTGCAAAATATTCTCCCCCATGATTTGTTTCCCACTTAGATTTTGCTTTAGCATCAGGTCTTAAAAATACATCTCCAAATATTTCTTTATATTTTGGTGTGTCCATTAAGTTTCTTATTTTAGCACCGAACCTTGCTGATAGTTCTGCGTTGTGTGTTACTTGCATAATTTTCATTTTTGGAAACTTCCCTATCATCCAAGCAGGGTACAAAAATGAGGCGAACTCAGATTTAGTATGTCTAGGTGGCATATTGATAATGAGCCTCCCTTTTTTCTGAGTTGCTATCTTAGTAAACTCATGAGCCATAATTTGATGGTGTCCCCAATCATCAGGATTCTTCTCCTGTTTCATAACTATATCGGGCCAAACTTCTTTTACAAAATATAAAAAATTATCCTGGCACAACTTTATGTGTTCTAGCCAAAGCTTCTCTACTTTTAGTCTTAATGCATCAGTTGGTATGTTTTTTGCTTCCATGAACCTTAAATTTTTAATGCCTACTTGCGTGTAAGTAACTTACGAATCCACACATGGCAAAGGTATTTTATAATATTTTTGCGTGAATTTCTAGGAATTTATAAAAAATGATTTTTCAAAAGAATATTGAGCCTTGTAAATTTATTCTTATTTTTTACCCCACGCCCATAGAATTTATGTGAGTTTATAAGTACCGATAAGAGTTGATTACAGCGTCTAATATTTTCACACAAAAAAATTAATAGTTTTTTATTGCGTCCCAAATTTTTTGAAGCCCTGACCTCGATTTTTTTTGCGTGATTATGTGAGAAAAAACCCCACGCCCCCCGATTTTAAAAAGTTTTAGGGCTCTTTGCTTTTGGTATAAAACTAAGATAAATGAACGCCCTGAAGCCTGAGAAAATTTTATGTGCCATTTAATTTGATATTTATTAAGCCCTAAATTTTCAAGCTTATTACTATTAGATTGTTTTAATTCAATAAACGCTGTTAAGCCCTCAATAACGCTTAAAAGGTCAGGAATTCCATTTGTATAATTACCCTCAATACGTTCTAAATAAATGTTTTCTGAGTTGTTTTTAATCCAATTATAAAACTGATTTTCTTTTTTCATTCAGGTTAATTATCATAATTTATAATAAAATATAATAACTTGAATTTTTTAATTTTGGTTATGCTCAGGGCAAAAAAAAGGGGCTTTCAATGAAGCCCCTTTTAAATTTATTAACTTGAATTACTAAGCTGTTTTAATAGCCTTAACTGGTTTATTTGGATTTAAAGCCACTGGATTTTTTAAATTTTCTTTTAAAAAATTCACAGCTTGACCTGATTGAGTTAAAGCCTTTATTAAAAATAACTCATCATTTTTAAGCCTTGATATCCATGATTTTAAATAAGCTAGACTATTCTTATTAATAGTCTTTTGAATATCAAATTTACAGCAAAGAATATTACTGGAAATTTCAGCAATTAATTCTTCTAATGCGTATTCCAGTTGAGCGTCATTATTAAAATATTTTTTATTCTTCTCAAATCTATTAAGTCTCTTTTCATGACCTGACCAATGGCTTAATTCATGTAATAGAGTTGAGTAAAATTCTAATGTTGCTGACGTTCCATTTTTAGTAGGCTCAAAATTNAANTTATTACTCATACTAATATAATCTAAACTAACATTATAAAAGCATCTAGCGTCATTTGAGAATTGTAAATTCAAGCCCATTTGATTTTTAATAAAATTTTCAATTTTATCATTATCTTTAACCTGATTTACTATTTTTTTAGGCTCAGGCTGTTTCCACGTTGAATTTGTTAAATCAACCTGATTAGAATTATAAACCCATGAAACCTTTAAAAATCTAAAATTTTTAGATTT